TATTGTAAAAGGTCCGAGTGGTGACCCTGTTTGAATATCAGAAGGAAAGTCAGAAATAAACAAAGTTACTTTTGAATTACCAACTAAAAATTTATAGTCAGGCATAAATCTTCTCATTGACATAAATAATTCTCCGTCGTCAATATCAAAATCTCCTGATCTAATAAATGCTGCAATTGCTGTAGTTCCTGAACTGTTGACTTGATCAGTTCCTATCTCATGAGCATAATATATTGATGCTCCATATTTATTTGTAATACCTGATATCTCATCAAAAACTGGAGTGCTTGTTGTTTCATAATCTGTTGCATAAGGTAAATTAAATACACCCTGATCTTGATAAGTAGTTCTGTCTAAAGAACTAGTGGTCCAACAATTTTCTTGATAATTATAAGTTACACATCGATCTATTTGTAAAGATCCCGATTTAGGGTAAAACCAATTTACTTCTGTGTATAAAGTATTAGCTGCTGAATAAACTGTAGCAGCTGCATCGTAGTTAATTCCTAAGTCGCCGTTACGTGTAGTAAACACAAAATCTTCTACAAGACAAGGCAAAGCTTTTACAGTACCATCGTACATAAAAAATCCACCTTCATCAGACATCCAATAAACAGCACCATTGACATAGGTAGCTGCGTGTTGTGCAATACATCCACAATGAGTTCCTACTTGTCTTACTGAAAAAGTAAATGGAGGTCCAACAAATTGAATGACGTAAGCTGCTGAATCGGTTAATACAAAAACATAATCTTTACCTTGTAAAGCTGCAGTAATTTTATTTCCTGTATCTAATCTAAATGTTCCCGCAGTATTAGTAGCTTTTGGTAAATAAGTGTTAAGGTCTTCTTGATTAGAAAATCTTACAAACATAGGATCTTGAGTAAGTGAATTACCAATAGTTGTTTCTGTTCCAAAATGAAATAAATGTCGATCTCTATCTGATACCAAAGTCATTCTTGAAGCAGTTGGATTATTTGTTGTGTTAAAATTAGTTGTGGTTTGAGAAGCTCTTATTGTTCGTGGATTAGTTGCTCCCGCGTTCCACGTAAAAGTTTTGCCGTTAAATACTGTTGCAACCAATACTTCTCCAAAATTATCTAAAGACCAGTTACCTGGATCTAGAGTTACATTACTTGTTCCTCGTTCTGTTCCCCATGTAGAATCACCCCACAAGTACGTGCTCCATCCATAACCTTTAGTTTGAAAAGTAGGACCAACTTTAACGTATGGATTAATACTAGCTGATCCTGAAGCAGAGGCAGCGCCAGAAGCATTGACTCTCATTTGAATTGTAAAAGTATCTGCATCAGGCACAGTTAATATTTCAAAAGCTCCTTCAGTAAAATCAGTAGCTACGTATCCTGTAGGAGGAGTAACTGATGTAAACGTTACATATCTTCCAATTTCTAAACCGTGTCCTACTTTGTTTACAGTCACATTATTTTGACTCGAGAAAGTATCAAATGTAGCTCCAGTAATAGCTGTATCTAAAGGGGTGATATCGTAAAAAGCTTCTCCGTAATATAAAAATAAACCTTGAGATGTTCCAATAGCAGTATATCGTTCACCTTTTAAACTAGTAAATGCTAGCTGAGCTCTAGCTGCACCGGGTAAAGTTTCATTGGCTTGTGTAAGTTGTGTCCAACCTCCTATTTTTTCTGGTGCTGTATATCTAAAACGTACAAAGTCGCCATCTACCCATTGTCCTGGAAGAGCTGACGGTACACTTTGTTTATTAAAACCTGCTGCAAATTTGACTTTTTTTAGTGCCATAGTCTCAAATATATAGGGTTTTTAATTTTTTTGGTAGTATTATATTACAATTTTAACTGACTTATATTTCATCCCAGGATGTTGTATCAACATTCCAAACGTGGGTATCGCCATTAACATTTAAATGAGAGGCGTTTGCATACCATTTTTGCTCGTCTTCTTTCCATTTAATGTAATAAGGAGCTTTATCAGGTTGTGTGCCTGTAACTTCTCCAGCCTCATTTGTTATATTTTGTCCTGCTAAAGGGTTATCGTATTCTATAATTGATGGATAATCTACTGGTGCTTTCCAACTAAAATCTTCATTACTTAAATGCCATGAAGCGTAAGGTTGTGCATCTATAAATCTATCAGAAGTTTCTAAATAAATTGTTCCACGCCCTGCACATTGATTTCTAAAATTGTTATTGTATGAATATTGTTTCCACACATTTTTTTCCTCAGAATGCATATGTTTGTATAGATTTTTTACATATGTTTCACCGTCTATGTGCATATCGTTTACTCCTAACGGACCATCTGAAGTAGGTACATCATTAGAAACAACAATACACTCTTGTACTTGCCACTCTAAATCTCCAGTGAATGGATTTGGTTTCTTTTCTATTCTTGCAAAATGTGCCATATTAGCTCTCCTTATATATTATAAATTTATTATTGTAAATTACTTTTTATTTCTAAAAAACTCAGGTAAACCCAACATAGGTCTACCATCAAATTTTACAGCATTTTTACTCTTTTTATTATAATGTAAAAAGACTTGTGCACAGTCAGTCCCCTTAAAAGGTTCTCTCCAGTGTTCTAAATCACATCCTCTATATATCAACATATCTCCTGGATTCAAATCTATTTTGACTCCTTTTTTACCTTCTTTTCCTGTAGGTTCTAAATAAATAGGCCATGGTTGACCCCCTAAATTTAAAGTTGTAGATATATCACAGGCCATTCTATCTTTGTGTCTTTTTAAAACGTCTCCTTTTTTATATAATCTTGCGTAAGAATAATTAGGATATAATTTCATTTCAGTTTCTTTTTCCATCATAGGTTTAATATCTTGAAGCAAAGTTTCAAATACGATGTCAGAATATATGCTAAATGTTTCGGGCACTTGACCATCACCAAAAGCTCCTAACATTTTTTCACTTGGATTTATATATTTATGATTAAATAATATATAAGTTAAATATCTTCTATTTAAAAAATAATCAAAAAGAAATTTACAAAGTTTTTTATCAATAGCTTTTTTTATTATTTTATATTTATCTTTTTTAAATGACATTAATCCTCCAATTGTTTATTAAAAAAATTTAAATTTATCACTATTCTTTTTTTGGTATTAGTAGAGGTAACACTACAATGAGGTAGTCTACCATCAAATAAAACTAACCTATTTGCCTTACAGTATACACTCTTTTTATTTTTTTTAAAGATAGTCCTTCCATTATTTGAATTTACATAATATATAGCTGTCCACCATTTATATTTCCAATCAAAGTCTGTATGATAACCATGAACAATTGGTGTATCTGTTTTTAATAATAGATTAGCTTTTATTCTAGAAATAGAAGTCATTTCAAGTTTAACAATTAAAGGTTCAATTATTTCAAAATGTTTAGAATTAATTACTTTACTATAAAAAAGATGAATAAATTGAAAATCATTTGGATTATCTCCTTTACCATTTACCCAGTCGCTATAGTACCAAGGAAAATCATTTGAATTAAACATATTATATATTCTTTCAAAATCTTCTTTATCTAAAAAATTATCAATAATTTTAATCATTATTTAAAAGGCTTTCCACATACCCAAGCAACTAAAGAATACCTTGTACCAGATGTTATAGGTAAAACTCTGTGCCATGTATAAGAAGGAAATACTATAATACTTCCTCTAGGTTTAAGTTCTTTTGCTTTTAAAAAAGTATGTTTTTTAAAATTATCATACTGTCTAAAATCAAATTCAAAATCTCCTCCCTTATATTCTTTAGGGTCTGTTAAAGAAATAGACATTGATAGTTTTCTTATTTTTCCATGTTTGTTAATATCTTTAGGAAAATTATAAGGCTCATCTAAAGAATCACAATGCCAATCGTAATGTTGATTTTTTTTATAAACTGTAAACTGCATATTTTCTGTGTAGTCTACATCAAAATTCCAACCAGCATTTTTGTTAGCTCCATTCACATAATGAAAAACTAATTGAAATAACCAAGGATCATTTAAAAAAACAACATCGGAGTTTCTTATTTTTTTTAGTTTATTAGTTTTTAATTTATTATTAAAAACAGTAGCTTGTTTATGTTTTTTAGATAAGCCTAATTTAATTATATCATCACACATTTTAGGTGATAATTCTTTTTTCCAATACCAATATTTATTTCTAAAAAGCATTATTTAATACCGTGAATATTATCGTTATATATAATTCCATCTTGATTCCAAAATACAGGCCAAGTCCAACTCGTCATTGAATATTTAACACCTTTTGTAACAGGTGTCACAAGATGAGGATGTGTAACTTGACTAGGCCATATCAAAGCATAACCGACTGGTATTTTTTTATTATTAAACTTTTGTCTAGGTAATTCTAATACCCCTCCTTCAAAGCTATCATTTAATTTAACTACCATTGTAATATGACTTACATCGTTATGCATCGTAAGCTCTTCTTTTTTATCTCCATCGTACCTTACAATAAACGGATCAAACCAACCTACTATTTGAGTTCCTAACCATTCTTTTTTAATCATTGGTAAAATAATTTTAGAATAATGCAGTGTAAAATCTTCAAAAAATTTTTGCCCTGCAAAATATCTAAACTTTAATATGTTAAAATATAAAGTTGAATCTTTACTTCTTTCTGCATTTCCTTGATGCCAGTAATCAAATTTATTTTTAAATTTGTCTCCAATCTTACAGAGTTCTTTACAAAAAGATTCTTTAAATAAAGGAGTAATTAAAATATCATTATGGTTCTCATATTTAATACCAGCGTCTTTATGTGTTCCTTTTATATAATCTAACATTATTTTATAAATTTTTTAGGTCTTAACTTATTACCCAGTTTCATTAATTTCCAAGCTACATTAACAAAGTAATTTTGTGGTTGAGAGGTTGCATGTGCTTTAAATAACTCCTCTGTCCATTTTAATCTTGTTAAATTAAAGTCATCATTAAGTTTTTTACTTACAAATCTAACGTAATACAAAGGTTGGTTTTCTTTTATTTTAATTGATTTTTTATCGTTTAATATTTCAAAAGTAAAATCTACGGGTCTTTGCCAACTATGAATATCAAAAGTTCCACTAATAAATCTAGTATTCTTTACCTCACCATGTAAGAAAGGAGGATAAACTTCTAACCACACAGGTTCATCTGCAACGAACATATAAGAAACCAAAACAGAGCATAAAGCTTTATCTGTATCGGTGTATTGTCCAAATCTAGGGTCAACCATATGATTTACAAAACCTTGTTTTTGACTTACCCAAATTCTTTTTTCTTCTCTAAAATATTTAATTTCAACGTCAAATGGAGATTTAATAACATAAAAATTTTTTAAAAAATTAAAATTAGAAGGACACTGTTTAAACATACTATTTGTTTTTTTGTAAAAATCTAAAATTTTTTCAGGTTCTTTTATCATTCTTTCTAAAGATTCAATAAGATGATACTTATCAGAATAACTTTTTTTAAATGGTACCCAGCCTATTTTTGTCATTACCAATTTTTATTTTTTTTAAAATTAAATGCTACAGCGTATTTTGTAATATTAAATAATCTAGAAGTTTTATGTAATAACCAAGGATGAAACATTACAATTTTATTTTTTATAATTTCAGTTTTATAATTTAATTCTGGAAAATCTAAAAAATAATTTTTTACGGTATTTAAATATAATACCCCTGATAAGGTACATCCCCCATGATCATGTTCTTTAGTAAAAGAATTTTTAGACATTTTTATACCCCATGATTCTGCTAAATAAGAATTAGGTATTTTAGAATCTAATTTAAAAACGTCTAAACACTTAGATATAATTTCATTGATTTGCTCATTATTATTAAAATATATCCAAGATGTCATTTTACCATGAACATTTGTTTTATAGTTCATATTATCGTTAGAACTAATTCCAATTTCTATATCTTTAATAAGTGATTTTGTATCTATATTTTCTAATATAGCTTCATTATAGAATATTTCTTTTTCTACTTTTTTTTCTAAAATTAAATTAGTTTGTTTTATTCTAATATCTTTCATAATGTATTGCTACATTATATAGACGAATAAAACCTTATGCAATAGTTAAAGTACCAGTAGATAAAAAGGTAATTATTGCACTTCCATCTTGAGAAGCAGTTATTGAACCCTCTGGACTAACTGTAACAAGAGGTGCTAAAGCAGTAGGACATCTTAAATGAACTCTTCCAGAACCACCAGTTCCTCTTGAAACTCCTTGAACGGGGCCTCCGCCTCCGCCGCCTCCTGCAGTATTTGCTGAAGCCGAAGATCCTGATGGTGCTCCACCACCGCCTCCACCAGACGATCCGCCAGGTGCATTTCCAAATCCACCGCCACCTCCGCCAGAGAATGTTTGTGAACTTGGTGAAATAAATGTAGTTGCAGTTCCAGGTCCTCCTGGTCCTCCAGTATTAGCGTGATTTCCTATAGATCCAGAGTTTCCACCGCCTCCACCACCGGCAGCTCCGTAAGCAGGGGCATCTAAACTTGATGGTGTTGTACCACCATTAGCTCCTTCAGGGGGAGAATAACTTCCAGCGTTTCCTGCTCCGCCAGTACCAGCCATTGGATAATAACCTCCTGGGCCACCACCGCCACCAGCTCCGCCTGTTCTTCCTAGTGGACTTTCTTGATCTCCTCCTCCGCCACCGCCTGTAGCAGCGACTTCAAATGATGATCCTGTAAATACTGATGAATCAAATCCATCTGCTGCATCTCCAATTGGGGATGGTGCTGCAGGGCCTGAACCCCCTGCTCCTACTGTAATTGTGTAAGTTCCTGTTTCAACATCTTGACCTTGAGGTATTGAGAATTCTCTCATTCCTCCGCCGCCTCCGCCGCCGCCGTAGTTGTCTCCACCAGCTCCTCCGCCAGCAATAATTAGATAACCAAAAGGTACTATATTTTTTGATCCAGCTGTAAGTCCAAATCCTCTTGATGCTGATGCTCCGAAACTTCCTAATAGTGGCATAATCTTTCTCCTCCTA